GTGGGTATTGTTATTTCTTTTGTCATAATGGTGATGTCCTTTTGGACTTGTATAAGTATACACCATTCTTGTATAAATAGCAAAAGTTATCCACATCTTGAATAAAAGCTATATAAATGCTATAGTGTCGTATATGTCAGAAAGAGATACAAAAGCACGAAAAAGCTACTGGGCAAGCAAAACACCAGAGGAGAGAAGTGAGATATGGAGACTACGCGCACTTAAAAGATGGAGCAACACAAGTCAAGAAGATAAAATGAAGCAAGGAAAGCTAATGTTAGCAGGTAGGAATAAATGAGTGTTATTATATAAATATGACATCGACTACAAAGCAAGACATGAACATTAACCCTACAGGCAAAGGTGGTTTTGGTGATAACCCACAGAACAGAAACAACGGTGGCCGTGTTCCTAATCCTATGAAAGCTCACATACTAAAACGTTTTAATGAAATGACGGATAAACAAAAAGATTCTTTTATAAAAAGCATTGACGCCTATAAGCAGATCACTCTAGCAGAGGGCAACCCACGACAGGACACCGAAGTAACAGGAGCAGGTGGCAAAGATTTAATACCGGAGACACTCACAACAGAAGATAAACAAGCACTACTAAGCCTATTAGGTAAATGAACGAACAGTCACTATTAAAAATGATGGAAGGAACAAAAGAGGAACGTATGTTTCTCGCAGAGCATTCGTTTGGTTTGTTTTGCTTATATTATTTCAAAGATTATTTTAAGTATTCCCTAGCTCCATATCACTATGACTTTATTCAAGACATAGAAGATTTAGACAGTGGAGCAATACGAGAAGTTTTGTGGATAGGCTTTCGAGAAAGTGCTAAGACCACATTCTCGCAACTTGCTAACATTTGGTTCTTGGCATTTAAGAAACGTAACTACATCAACGTAGACGCATATTCAGGAGCTAACAGTGAACGAAGTTTGTTTGATATTGCACATCACTTACTTAATAATGAAAGGTTTATAACAGACTTTGGTAAAATTTATACACGAGAAAGAGGATTAAATACAATGAAGCAAAACAAAGTGGACAACTTCACCACAGAAAATGGTTGTCGTATTGAAGCCAGCACAACACAGATTGACGTTAGAGGGCGTAAACATTTTGAACATCGCCCTGACTTTAGGTGGGTCGATGATTTCGAGACGCACGATACAAAAGATTCCTCTGTGATAACTGAAACTATCCGTAATAACATAACGTCAGCTATGGGTGGAATGGAAGGACACGCTTGTCAGTTATACACAGCAAACTACTTAACAGAACATGGAAACGTTCAGTGGCTCTTAGATAGAGCTAAGGTTGACGACAGAATAAGAGTCAGGAACATTCCTATTATTATTGATGGTAAGCCGGCGTGGGATTCTAAGTATGTGATGACTAATATTGAGGTGGGTGATACAGGTAAAATATCTATTGAGGATAAAAGAAAGCAGTTAGGATCGCTCGTCTTCTCCTATGAGATGATGAATCAACCAGTAGATGATTCAAACGCTGAGTTTAAGAAAGACTTCATACAAATTGTTACAGAGAACGAAGTGCTACAAAAAGAAACTAATTGCTACATCACCATCGATTCTGCTGTGTCAGAGAAAGAAAGCGCGGACTACACAGGTATAACAATAAACAGAGTAGACCTAAACAATAAATGGTATGTTTATACTTACCGCCTCAAAGTAAACAGTAAAGACTTGATTGACCACCTGTTTTATCTACACAAAGTATACAGCCCTAAGTTTATGGGGCTTGAGGAGACCACTTTTACTATGGCTATCGAGCCATTCTTGCAAGATGAGATGAGAAAGAGAATGGTATTCTTCTCGGTGACACCAGTAAAACACAAAGGAGTAAACAAGGAGCTACGAATACGAGGACTCATCCCTCGTTGGGAAAGTAAAAGTATTTTTTTAGTTGGTGCTAACATAGAACTGTTAGATGAGATGCGTACATTTCCTCGTGGGATGAACGACGATGTGATTGACTCGCTTTCGATGCAGTTACATAATGCACACAAACCATTCTACAAACCAGACTTTGAGAAGTACGAGAAAGAGATAAACATGGCAATTTAATTAAAACTAACATATACTAATATTATGGATAAACAGACTGTGTACAATCTAAGTGGAACGATTAACGAGATACCTTTTAACAAGAGGACAAAAGACATCGCTAAGACTCTCTTAGAATTAAAACCGGAGTTTGTTCTGTGCGATTCGTACATCACTCTAAGTACAGGGAGTGGAAAGAATAAAATAACAACAGAAAGGAAGTTAAATCTTATTCAAAGTAAAAGATTATTTAGTAGTGAAGATGTCCTAAGCGTCTTCGTAATGAACTTAACACAAGAGTATCAATAATTATGGACACCCAATCAGTATTTGAATACATAACAACACAGGAGGCATCATACCGAACAGATAGGATACCTTTAACATCATCTAAGAGTTGGAACATGAGAGAGCACATAGAACGCTGTAAAAATGTTTCAAATGCTTGGTTTAACAGAGGATCAAATGAAGACGGGCTACGACCATATAACGATATTGTAACGCCAGTTATTGACGTTGCCTTCCGTTCGGAAGGATTCGATGTGAAAGACATCGTGCCCTTTGTAGACTCAATAAGTGATTACTATTTGTCGTTTATCATCAAGAAGTATCATCCACAGTGGGCTAGAAAACACGAGCTAGACACATTCATTGACGAAGTGGTAGAGAACTCAATCATCTATGACTTAGTTCTTATTAAGAACGTAGATGAAAGACGACCAAGTGTAGTGGACTTAGATAGCATCGCCTTCTGTAATCAGACAGACATAATGGCTGGACCAATTTGCATCAAGCACAACTTTACTATCAGTGAAATGGTGGAGTACAAAGGCAAGTGGAATAGCGATAAGATTGATATGGCTATCTTACTTTCACTCGAGGAGAAGAAAGTAGCTCTAGCTAACAATCAACCAGCGAAGACACCAAGTAAGAACATCGAAGTCTATGAACTGCGAGGGCATCTACCTTCCCGTTGGCATAAAGACGATGGAGAAATGTTCACATACTCTCCACAGATGCACGTTGTGTGCTATTACACAGGTGAGAATGGTAAGAAGGAGGGAATAACTCTCTACAAAGGTGTAGACAAAGCACTTTCTGAAAACTTTAAAGCATTGAAACTAGACAGGGTGCGTTCAAAGGGGCGTGCTTGCGGGCGTTCTATCGTGGAAAGACTGTTTGAACCACAAGTTTGGAACAACTATGCAGGTATCAAGCTAAAAGAAATGTTAGACAGTGCTGTGAACCTACTACAGACCGACAGCGAGGAGTTCGGCAATCAGAAGATTTCATCACTTAAGAACAATACTATCTTGAAGCATGAGCAAGGTAAGCCAATCACTCGTATCGATATGCAGTTACAGAATGTCCCTGCACTTCAAAACTTCCAAGCTCTACAAGAAAGTAATGCAAGGACTTTAGGTTCAGCGTCTGACGCTTCACTCGGTAAGAACCCTGTATCTGGGACACCGTTTGCATTGCAAAGTTTAATTGTTCAGCAAGGAGACGGCATTCATGAATACAGAAAAGGAAAAATCGCTACGTTCTTTGCTGACGTGCTCTACCGCGATTGGATTCTTAAGTGGATGATCGCCGATATAAACGAAGGTAAGACTTTCTCTGAGGAGTTATCGCTAGAAGAACTACAAGAGATTGCAGAGACTATCACTAATAACTCAAGGAACATAAGAGCAAAGGAACTCATCCTTAAAGGTGAGTTAGTAACAAAAGAAGAGCTAGATGCTTTCCAGCAAGCAGAAAAGGAAATCTTTATAAAAGCAGGCAACAGAAAGTTCTTCACAGACTTCAAAGGTGCGTTCAAAGATGCTCCAGTTCGAGTGCTCGTCAATGTAGCAGGTAAGCAGAAGGACATGACCCAAGTGGCTGACAAATTATCAAATCTCATCTCTACGTTCCTGAAAGCAGGTGTACCAATATCTGCACTCGCTAAGCCGATGAATGAACTGCTAGAGAACTCAGGACTATCACCTGTGAACTTTGCAAGCATAGTGAATGCTCCGGCTCCAGTCGCATCACCTGTGCCGAATCCACAGCCGGCGGTTGCATAATAATAATAATAATAATATAATTTAAATATGAATGAAATTTTGACACCAACACAGATAGAGAAAGTAGAGCGCATGTGTGCGGATGAGGAGCTTATGGATGCTGTACAGAAGGTGATACTTAGTAGTATTTATAATCAAGGTACTTTAATGCAAGGTAAGAAGGCTAACCCACTCCATAACTTCTCTTGGACACTAGCTGAGGTTGCTACAAGCAATCCTGTGACTGACGAAATCATCGGACAGCATATCCGCGGACAGTGGTCAGGGGTACGGCTATTGGAGATTGGCTTTAATCAGTTAAAAGAGGTTAGATCACCGATGAAGGAGGATGTGCCTTCAACTTATAATGAAGCGGAATAATTTAATAATAAAATGTCATTAGAAAAAAATATAACAGAGAGTGGAATAATAGTGAGAGGTGCAGGGAAACTAAAAGGAATTGTAGTTAATTCTCATACATCAGGAACACTAAGACTTATTGATGGGACAGAGACAGGAGTAGTAGCAACAACTGCATTAACGAGCGCAGGTGCTTCGGTACCAGCAAACTACGGAACATCAACCTTAACGTCAACAGGCGCAAGCGTAGCGGCAACTCACGCAGTATCAGTTTTGACTGGAGATGCTATCGTAGCAACAAACGTGATGGTTATCGGTACACGAACATATACATTCGTGGCGACCTTAACAGGTGTAGCAGACCAAATCTTAGTCGGAGCAAATCTAACAGCAACACTTCTTAACGCAAGGAACGCTATCAATGCAACACCAGGAGTAGGTATGCTGGGTGCAACGTATGGCTTTGGAACAGCAGTAAACACACAAGTACGAGCAGTAGCATCAGACGCAACAACTCTTACTGTACGAGGAATAGTCCCTGGAACATCACTTGATTCAGTAGCAACCACAGGAACAGCTATCAGGACTGTATGGGCTGATACTACACTTGGAGGAGGCACAGGAGCTTCAGACGCAGGTGTAACTACAGCAAATGCAACAGTAACTATCGGAACAACAATCTACACTCAAGTAGATGCTCTATCTGAAACTTACGGAGCACCAGCAGTGGCGTATCAGTTCCTAAGAGGTGCAAGTGAAGCGACAATGCTTGATAACCTAAAGAAAGCAATAAACGCTACAGGCGTAGCAGGTACAGACTACTCAACAGGAACTTTGGTTCACCCAGATGTAATCGCAACAACTAATACAGATACTACTCAAATTATCCGTACACGAACTATCGGAACAGCAGCTCAAACAACAGTGTTAAATGCTATCGCAACTACAGAGACTATGGCTAACACAGGGTGGACTGGAGCGACAATGGCAAGTGCAGTAACTACAGATGCGGCAACATTCACTCTTGACACTAGAACCTACACAGCAGTAATCGTACTTGCAGAGACTATGGGACTCACAGCAGTACCTAATCAAATCCTTTGGGTAACATCAGAAGCAGTATTCCTAGATAACATCAAGGCGGCTGTAAACCTTTCAGGAGTAATGGGAACTACTTATGGAACTGGTACGACAGAACATCCAACAGTAGTAGCAACAACTAACACTGATACAGTGCAAACATTCAACGCTAAGAGATTAGGAGCAGCAGGTAACTTAATTGCA